ATTATAAGTATTTATATATAACTAATGTATGGGAGACCATAAGTCAAGTAGTATATAAAACTTTTTTTGTATAGTGTTTCTGTCATATTTTTTTGTTTATAAAAATTTTTTAAAAATAGGTGTAGCATCTGTAGCATCTGTAGCATCAAAAATAGTTTGTTGTTTTTACTGTGTTTTTTTATTTATTCTTGCTACACTTTGGTAACACTTGCTACACTTCAAAGCCGACCGCGTCATTTTTTTTCCTTTTTTTATTGATAAAATATGGGAGAAACACTACTATCTGCTTATGCCATTGACTAATCGACAAAAAACTTTTGCTAGACTTATTGTAGAAGGAACCCATTCTAATTCTGAATGTGCTAGACAAGCAGGTTATTCTGAAGGTCAAGCAAGAAAGACTGCAAGTCTGCTCCTCAATGGCAAAGATTTTCCTCTGGTGGTTGAACACATCAAAGAACTCCGTGATAATTACGAAAGGAAATACGGAGTAACTTTGATGGGTCAGTTGAAAAGGTTTGCGAACCTTTCTAAGGGAGCCGAGGAGGCAGGTCAATATTCTGCGGCAGTCAATGCAGAAAAATATAGGTCTAACCTCGGTGGTCTTGCCGTTG